CGTGTCAAGCCTCGCGCCCCCGAAAACGAGCCATTCAAAAAGCTGCCGATACAGTGGCTGATTGAGCGCTGATGGGGGTATCGGGGGCCGCGCCCCTGATGTCAACCGTCGATCAGGCATTGCCAGTTACACCGACCTGGCTGCACGCGGCACCTTGCGCAGTTACACGGAGCTGGCTCGCGTGGCGCGCTTCTGGCAAAGATCGGGCCTTCGCTCCGTGTCCTAAGAGACAAACCGGCGAAGCCGCAACGGTGGCTGGATACACTCTCTTACAGGAGGTGTAGACATGTCTCGTTTTGGGTCTGAGCAATCGGATAGCGACTTTTTGACAGACGTTTTCAAGATCGCGCTGGGTGTCTTTATAGGCGGACTGCTGGCCGCATTGGCATACACCAAGTACATGGCTTGGGAGGTTGAATACTCGCTGCGTCAAGCTACTGCCGAAATGCAGAAGCAAGCGAAACTTCAGGCTGAGCGCTCACAGAAGCAAGCTGAGGAGAATCGTCAACGTCGTGAGGCTGCGGCAAGCGAGAGAGCTGCTAGAGAAGGTCAGCGGGCGGCGGAAGAGCAGCAGAGGAGGCAGCAGGAGGCTGACATGCGAGCACAAAGAATCCAGCATGAGGCAGACATGCGGGCTGCATGGAAGCAGATCTACAGGCCATCTCCTGCATGTCAGGCAGACCAGATGACGCTGACATGCGCAAATGCCCATGCCGCAGCGCATAAAAAGTTCATGGAAATCTACGGCGAGATGCCACCGCGCTTTTAGCCGACCCGGAATATCGGTGCATTCGCTGCGTGGCCCTCGGCCTGGGCTAGCTCGTCTTCAAGCAACTGGATTTGCGCCATGAGGCGCTTGTTTTGGCGCTTGAGGCTTTCGGCCAGTGCTGCGTGTGCCGCTGCGTGGTTGAAGGCCACGGCGTCTGCGGTCATGCGCCCCCAGGTGGACTCCCAAAAAAGGGCAAGCATCACTGAGCGTGGCGCTTGCCCTTGGGCGCGGTACTTGCGAAGCGTTGAGGCGCTGATTCCGAGGTGGCGGGCTATCTGGTCGATATCGCCATGGATGTCGTTTAGCAGCGTGTGGAGATGGGGGAGATTGGCTTGAGATGGTGCGCGGAACATCACATGACGTTCGAGCGATCGTTATACAAACTGGAGCGATCTACGTTTAAGCAGCTTGGCCCTGAACCGGACGGCCAAGCTATTTAACATAATATACAAACCGTCGGCGGCATGAGTCATGTTTGCTACGGCAGCAGTAGCAGCACCACTAGCGCCCATCAGCGTTCCGGCGAGGGCAGCGCCGGTTAGAAACTTGCGCACCATGCGCGATTTGCATGCGCTATCTCGCTCGCCTTCCAGAGCTGCAATCACCATCCATTTTTGCGGGTCCTCGCCCATTTCCTCGGCTAGTGCGCCGGCAATCGCTGGGCTTAGGTGCGCTCGCACTTTTGCGGTGGCCAGGGTGGTTCTTGCAAGGTTCAAACGCTCAGTCCAGTAAGGCGCTGGTTGCTGCGCCAGTGCCTTTTCCAATAAATCAAGCGTTGTCTGCATGTGTGCTCCTGTTGCTTTGTTGACTACAAAGTGCAGTCATTATGCAAATAACGTTGACTGCAATGTGCAGTCATGGTTATCGTTCGCTCCGTGACTGCATGTTGCAGTCATTACTTGGAGCAACAAATGATCAAAATTTCGGTGAAGTCGACCGAGGTCCGCAATCAGCGCGGCAAGGCAAAAGTCTCTGGCAAGGATTACGACCTCAACTTCCAGACCGTCTGGGTTCACACCTATGACCGTTCCGGCAAGCCCAGCCCATACCCCGAGAAGACGGAAATCATTCTCGAAAAGAACGAGCAGGGCGCTGCTCTGTTCTATCCCGAGGGCGATTACACCCTCGCACCCGAGTCGTTCTACGTCTCGCGCAATGGCGATCTGGCTTTGCAGCCCAAGCTCGTCAAGCTGACTCCCAAGCCGCAATCCGCTGCGTAAGGGGTCGCACCATGGTCGAAACCTCAGTACGCGAAGCCATGGCACAGGGGGCGCTTCTGGCGCTCCTTTTTGCATGGAATGAGCATCAGCCAGCAGGCGGCAAAGCTGACCGCGTGACGGTCACTTTGCACATTGATGACGGTGTTACCTACAGCCAGGTTTCGTACTGGGCCGGTGATCACGCCATCGGCGGGGAGGGCTTCTGATGGCTGAAACCACCCGTGAAGAACGCGTGCGCGAGCGTGTTGCCTTCTGGCTTTTCATGCCTTTGGCGTTCGCTTTTTTTCTGTGCTGTGCGTGCTCTGCCGGCTGGGCCATGCTCCAGTCGTCGGGCTTGGTCGGCCCCAGCATTGCCGATTTTCAGAAGTACGTTGAATCCCAGCAGCGAGACAACAATCTTCGCTTGACGCTCAATCAGGTCAGCATTGAGCAAGCAGGCAAGCGCGATATGGCCTTGCGCGGCTCTCTGCAGATGGTGGACGAATTCGCCAGTCTCAGGCTGGAGGGCTTCTGATGGCTATCACGCTCATTCAGACCACTCCAGGTTCCGGCATGACACTGGATATTGGCCGTCTTGCCCCGGCGCCTGATCGGCTCAAGTACGCCCCCAGCAATGGGGCGCAATACCTCGACTATCTGCGTGCACGCGCTCATGAGCTGGACTTCCCGCCAGCTCGTAAAAACCTCCCGCCCGACTACGACCAGCAGTGCTACCAAGCGCACTGCGCTTTGCGTCGTCATGCGGTGTACCTGATCGAAGTGGGGGTGCGCTGATGGCTGCCGTTTCCGTTCTCTTCGCGCGCTCCGACTCTTGTTACAACGACTTGGTTGCAGATGTGTGGGACATCCGTCGCGATGCCCGCAACTACGCCGGTAGCAACCCGGTCGTTTGCCATCCTCCTTGCCGTGGCTGGGGTCGTCTGCGTCATCTGGCAAAACCCCGTCCCGACGAAAAGGCCTTGGCTCTCTTTGCGGTTGAGCAGGTTCGTCGTTGCGGTGGAGTTCTCGAGCATCCGCTCGGTTCTGCGCTTTGGCCTGAGGCTGGCCTGCCCGTACCTGGGTTGGTGGATGAATTCGGTGGCTGGACTCTTCGCGTAGATCAGGGCTGGTGGGGTCACCCAGCGCCTAAGCCGACATACCTCTACATGGTCGGAATCACACGCGAGCAGGTCGGTGAGTTGCCTGTTCAGTTACACCGAGCTGGAGGCCGGACGGTTGCACTCTCCGCTGCTGAACGCGAACGCACGCCGATAGCCTTCGCGCAGTTTCTCGTTGGCCTCGCCAGTGTCAGCCAGGTCGGTCTAACAGTGGCTCCAGCTCGCAGTAACAGCGACCTGGCTGCGCAATCCGCTGCGGCAAAACGTGCGGCATTCCGTGCATGGGCGGGCGCATGAGCGAGTACGTCTACAAGGAACACACATTCGAGCCGTGGGCGCACGTCGAATACAAGGGTGTGTCTCCACGCATGGCGGCTGCTCGTGCGCGCTACGTGGCCCGTTCTGAGGCCAATGCGCGCGTCCAGCATGCACGCATGGCCGCGTTGCTGGGCGAGGTGCAGGCAGCGCGCGAAGCGCGCGGGCTTGTCTCACTATCAACAACTTGCAAGAGTGGAAATTCAGGTCTTTCGGCTGTTGATTTCTTGGCTTCCGAAAGCATAGAGATTGACCACCAAAAGGCCCGCATCACCCGCATGCAAAAGAGCGTGGGTATCGCGGCCAAAGCCCTGCACAACCTGGGCAAGAAAAACCAGCGCGTTTGGATGCTTACGCTGACCTATCGCGGCACAAACCGCGATTGGAGAGCAGAGCACATCAGCCGCTATCTCGATGGCCTGCGCAAGTGGCATTACAGCCGCACCGGCTGCAAGAAGGTTCGCTATGTCTGGGTCGCTGAGCTGCAAAAGCGCGGCGTTATCCATTACCACGTGTGCGTCTGGCTCGACAACGGCCTGACCCCTCCAAAGCCAGATAGCGCCTGGAAGAAGAAGGGCGCATTTCAAGCGCCCATGTGGACGCATGGCATGTCAAACCGAGTGCGCGCAACGCATCCCGTTGCGTACCTCATGAAGTACGCCAGCAAAGGCACATCAGAAGGGAAGTTTCCGCATGGCGCTCGGATCAGTGGTGTTGGTGGGCTTGATGAAGTTGGCCGCGGTTGCCGTCGCTGGGTTCTGTGGCCTGCGTATGTGCAGGGCAATGCTTCGATCAGGGACAAGTTCAGACCTGCGCCGGGAGGCGGCTATCTCAATGCTGAGACAGGCGAACTCCTACGGTCTGAGTTCGTACCAACGGGCGGCGGTTTTACGCGATTTGTGCGCGTTCGAACCACCCCACGAAGCATTGAAAACACAGGTGGCCCTTTCAGCTGGCTATCGGACAAGCCTGGGGTGATTCATGCGTGATTTGTTGCTGTGGCTTGTGCTTTGCGCTGTCGTGACTGGTTGCGCATCACTGGCTCCAGAGCCTGACTGGGTGCAGGCAGTAAGTGGGAGGTTCTGGTGATGGAAATGCAAACGTTTATTGAGCTGTTTGCCGTGTGCTCGTTCTTCTTTGCGTTCGTGCTGGGCTACAGGCAGGGGAGGGTCGGCTGATGCTGATTTCGCTCTATCTCGGTGGCCTAGTTACCTGCTATTGGGGCGGCTTCAAAGCAGGGTACGTGGTCAAGATCATCAATCAAATGGGCAATTCTGCCTAAGCGCTTGCCGGTCGCTTTACCGGTGTTTAAGGGGGTTCTTATGAACGCTGCTATGTCTATTCGCAATCGTCTGTTCCTGGCTGCTTTGGCTGTGGCATCTGCTGCCGCGTCTGCTGCAGATGCAACTACGCCTGAAGCGGGTATCGCTCAAGGTCTGCAGGCTCTGCTGCTCATCGTCGCTGCTGGCGGCGCTGCGTACATCACGGTGTCTCTGGCCGGGGTGGGCTGGACCGTTGGCGCGAAGTTCATCAAGCGCCTGGGCAGCAAGGCCTAAAGGTAGTGGCGCTCTGCTGCCCCTGCGTAGCGGGGGCGGCAGGGTGCCACATACGTTTTCGATTTATCAATTTAGGTGTGTAAACGGCCCGCCATGTCCAGACTGCTTTTGCGCTTCTGCTTCGCGATTTTGGCGCTGTCTGCGGCCACGCTTTCTCATGCATTCCCCGCAAAGCATGGCGACATGTGGGGCAGCTCGATGGACAAGCTCTATCCGACTGCTCAAGCTGCCTGTGACGCAATAATGCCGGGCTTAAAGCAAGTTCAGTCTAGTTCTAATTATTGGTTCTGCGCTTCTTCTCTTGACCCACTAATCGCAAATTACGGAGTCTATTTATTTAAGGGGTACTCTTGCCCCGCTAATGCTTCACTAGCTGGTACTGATTGTGGATGTAATAGCGGTTTTAAAGAGGAGAATGGCCAATGCGTTGAAACTCTTACTCTTGATCAGGCATGCGGTGCGGCCTTCTACGGTAATACCAATTGGGCTGATCCTGTTCGTTTGGAGGGTAATGTTTCTGATGGAACATACTGCCAGCCGATGGGGGATTCGATAAAACCCGGTCTTGCTTGCGCCATGAATTTCCAAAAGAACATGGCATGGAAAACCGACGATGGAGCTTGGCACTCTGAGGGGGTTCTACAGCCTCAAATGATCGGTGGCCGTTTCCAAGGCTGTGTGCCTGGGCTTGAGCC